AAAACAAAATACTTAAAGATTATGATGATAATAAGATTTAGAAACTCTGAAGACCATGAGGAGATGCTCAAGAAAGTAAAGAAGATGAAGAAGTTTACTGAAGAACTTGAGGATTGCCTTGAGGAAGCTATGGAAGAGCCTGATTATAGAACTCCTTCTTATCATAGGGAATATGATGAAGATGATGAGAGATATGAAAGCAAGAGAGGTAGATATGGATATAACTATCCTCGTAGATAACTATTAACTATAAGGGTAGTAAGCTTATACTTGCTACCCTTTTAATTTTAATTATTATGTATCAGACAAAGACAGGAAGCTATGATGAAATCCCTGAAGGGATGAAAAGATATATAAACAACTATGGCTGTCACTTTAATAAGAAGTTATGTACTGAGGCATCTAAGAGAATGTATAAAAGAGTAGATGGCAGTAAAGAATATATTAAGCCATATACTAAAGAGCAGATAGATTCTCTTCTTGAAGCAGAGAATATAAAGCTTGACAGGGATATTTTATATGACAAAGTATATGTAGCTAATATGTGCCAAGCTGATTATTTAGGCAGTTCAGTACCTAAAGATGACAGGCATCTTGCTTTATTCATTAAAGATATGATTGATGACCCTGATGCTACAGAAGGCTTTATATTTAATAGGTTTTATGCTGACTGTATGTTTATGAATAATCCTATAGATTGGGATGGAATGTTATGATTAGACAATCATTCAATGTCCAAAGCTATTGGAAAGTCATAGTCTTTTATAATATTGACTATGACTTTTTTGATATAGTAGCTGATGAACTAAAGGCTATTGATACTCCTAAATGGAGTATAAATAATATCTATAACATGATGTCTACAGGTAAAGCATTGGCATTTACTCAAAGTAACCTCAAAAAGCATGTAAGTATAGTAGGATTTAATAGACATAAGAATAGCTATGATTATCTCAACTCTATAGTCCATGAAGCTGAACATATTAAACAGGCTATGCTTGAAGCTTACAGTGTTGATGATAAAGATGAGCCTCCTGCTTATACTATAGGCTATCTTATTATGAGGATGTATGATACCTTTAAGGATATAATAGTTTGATTTAGTTTTACTTATCTCTTTCTTTAAGGACTTCCTCATCTCTTTAAGAGTCAGTACTTTTGCTTGAATAAAGTAGAAGTTATGGAGAATGTAGTATTTAATAAATGTCAGACACCACTTGAAGATTTACATTTAGACCAATATCCAAATGAAGTAGTTGAGCAATTTTGGGATTATCTTAATAATGTGCCATTCATAAAATGGATGGTAAGCAAGGACAGGCCTTATATACATGAACTACCAAGAGATGAGTATGGAAGAGCTATTATAGATGTTACTCATCCACCTATTCTTGAGCATACAGACTACTTTAGACAGACAGCAAAGGTATGGGAAGATACTGGCAGCTATACCAAGTTAAGACCTAATAGAAACCCTAACAGTGATTTTGGTAAATGGCTTATAGAGGAAAGAAGGAGAAGTTGGGATGGATTTATTGATCCTTCTACAGGTATGTGGGTAACAGGTGACTATTACTTCATGCTTAATTACTGCCCTATGCATCAAACTGTTAAGAGAAAAGATGGTTTGGATATACGTGTAGTAAAGCATCCTAAGTTTTGGGATGGGCAATTCTTTATGAGCCATTACTTCTTACAGGCAAGACAACATGGTCATCAGGCAGCAGAACTTGCTTCACGTGGTAAAGGAAAAACTACTCTTGGTGCAGCCATGCTTGCCAAAAGGTTTATTCTTGGTGAATCTTCAGATAACCAAAAGGAAGTACAATGTCTTGTAACAGCGGCTGATAAAACAAAGTTAGTAGGAACAAACCAAATACTTTCAGTATTTAAGGATGACATAGACTTCTGTGCTAAAAATACCCAGTTTGCAAGTCAAAGACTTAAAAGCAGTACTGCTGAGCTTACATGGAAGATGGGCTATAAAAAGAAAGGCAGTGATGTAGAGTATGGCAGTAAAAATGAAGTATCTGGTATTATCTCAGGTGTAAACCAAGATAAACTTAATGGTTCTCGTGGTGTATTATATCTCATAGAGGAGGCAGGTATCTTTAAGGACTTGCTTAATATGTATAACCTTATAAGACCATCAGTAGAGCAGGGTAGTTCAGTATTCGGCCTTATAGTATCTTACGGCACTGCGGGAGATGACCAAAGTGATTTCACAGCATTTGCAGAGATGATCTATTCTCCAGAAGGATATAACATGGAACCTCTTGACAATGTCTTTGATAAAGAAGGTCAAGGTAGAAAGAAGATAACAGAGTTCTATCCTGCTTATTTAAATTATGATAATACCTGTATTGATGAGGATGGTAACAGTGATGTTACCAAAGCTTTGCTTATGCTACTAATGGATAGATATAAGGTAAAGTATGGAAGTACTGATGTTAATACAATTACCAAACGTATATCCCAATATCCTATTACTCCTCAAGAGGCAATTATAAGAAGTAAGAATAATATCTTTCCTGTTACAGAGCTTAATAACAGACTTAATGAACTTGATAATAATCCTTCTGCTTATGATGAGGTATATGTAGGTGATCTTGTGTATAATGAAAGTACAGGTGGTGTAGACTTTGTAAACAATACAGACTTGCCAATAAGAGACTATCCTTTAAAGAAAGATACTGACCCAAGAGGAGCCTTGCAGATATATTCCATGCCAAAGAAAAACAGTAATGGTGAGATACCACAAGGAAGATATATTTTAAGTCTTGACCCATATTATAATGATCAGGCAGACAGTGTATCATTAGGTTCTATTCATGTGCTTGATTTATGGACAGATACTTTGGCAGCATCCTATATAGGTAGACCTCCTATGTCAGATGACCTATATGAGCTACTCAGGAAGATGTGCATCTTCTATAATGGTAAATGTATGTATGAAAATAATGCCAAGGGTTGCTTTGCTTATTTTAGTAAATGCCATTGTCTTTATTTATTAGCAGAAACACCAGAATATCTGAGAGATAAACAACTTATTAAAGTACAGGGAATAGGCAATACAGCCTTTGGTGTAAGAGCTACAGTACCTATCATTAACTATGGCTTTGGTCTTATTAAAGACTGGCTTATGAAGACTACTACAAGAACTATAAAGAATGAAAATGGTGAAGAGGTAGAGATAAATCTTCCTAACCTATATAATATTAAGGATAGAGAGTTATTAAAAGAGCTTATATTATGGAATCCTAATGGCAACTATGACTCTATTATGTCTTTGCTTCAGTTAATGCTTTATAGAGAGGAAAAG